CAACGATATTCGCCGCACCTTGTATTGCCGCGGCTCCTACTGCTCCCATACCTTCTATTGTATCGTATAACTTGTCCATGTCATCTGAAGCGGCCATAAGTGCATCTAATTGATCACTTGTAAGCTCTCCAGGATTTATTTGTTTCATTGCATTCCAAACTTCTGCAAGTTTGTTTGCTTCTGGATCGTTAACAAGTCCAGCCATAAAATCATGAAACTTCATTGTTGCAATAATATCATTTTGTGAAAATGACTCTGCATTATCCATAGCCGCCTTTAATGCATCAAATGTTCCTCTGTTTTCTGGAGTAATCATTACATCATAATTCCAATTAAATGCGTTGTATGATCCTGTTGATTGATATCTTACTACACCATCTAATGCTGTATCAACACTTTCTAAACCAAATGCTTTTGCAATTTCATCTTTAGCCGCATCTACGTTTGCGTTTTGATATGCTTCTTCCATAGCAATCCATTCAGCTTCTTGCGTTGCCATAACATTGTCTAGTACTGTATCTGATAATGCTCTAAAGGCCATACCAGCAAGAGCACCATAGGCCGCTGTTTTAGCCGCTTTACCTACTGCTGTTGAAAGTTTTTCGCCTTTTAATAATCCAGTTGTTGAACGTAAAAGGAAACCTGCCGCGGCACCACCTGCTGGTCCGCCGGCAAAAGCCGCCACCGCAGTTAAAATACCTACTGCTAATGAAGCCTTACCTGGATTTGCTTTTGCCCAGTCGCTTACTTTTTTAACGCCTGCGGCAATTTTAGAATCACTTGATCCTATTTTCTTTTTTAGCTCTTCAAATTTTGCATCAGCATTTTTAATAGGTCCAGCCTGTGCCGCCATCTTACCAAGTTCGTTGATTTTAGCATCAACTTTCTTCATAACGTCAACAGGAATCTTTGCTACGTCGGCCGCTTTTCCTAATGCTGTTCTATTATTTCCACTTGCTTTAGCACTTGCTTCTGCACCTTGGAAAATATTTTTAATTTGATCTGCTGTAAGGTCTGCTTCAAAAACTGTTTTCAGTTCTTCCATTAAAGGCCAAAGTTCACGTTCAAATCTACCTAAGTATCTATGTTGTGATTCTGTTAACTCGCTCCAACTTTCTGTTAAAATTGATTGCGACTTTAATGTAGTAACTTCGTTCAGTTTCATTATCTTATCCTTATAACAACTGTGCTAGTTCTTTTTTCTGTTGTGGATTTAAACTATCAACTGCTTTTTGTATATCAGCTGGAATTCCTTTTCCACCAGGTGCTCCTCCGCCAGCTTTAGCTGGAGCAGGTTTTTGTCCTGTAGGATCTGCTTGATCAGTACCACCTGCTGGTGCATCGCCGCCACCACTATATTTTTGTCCTAGTGTTGCTGGTTCTGAACCTGCTTGTGATTTTCCTAAGTCACCCTTAAAAGTATCTTGTGCAGTTTTTTGTAAAACATCATCAACTTGTTTAGGTGTCATCTGTCCAGTTAACCCTTTAAGATGTGTAGTTGATAATCCTTGTTTTTGCATAAAGTCTTGTACTTGGTCAACAGTTGGTGCTTTTGGATTACCACCCACGTTACCCATATATTGTCTATATTGTACAAATATTTCTTTTGATCTATCGTTAGCCTGAGCTTTTCCTGTCATGCCAGCGGCGGTGCCTTTGGCACCAACGGCGCCAGCCACTTTTGCGCCTACTTTACGTGCTATATTGCCTAACGCAGACCCGCCAGGAGCTTCGCTAACTATATTTTCACTTGTTATTTGTGTTATTTTCATGGTTTAGTCTCCTGTTACTTTATATTTATACATAATTCATCGAACATACCCCGTAAATACTCTTATGCCTCAGACGAGATATAACGTTTTTGAGTTGGGCAACGCAGAACCTTTAGTTCAGTGTAGTGATGAGTTAGAAGCTGATCTCACAATACAGCAATTAAAGGACGCACATCCACATAAGCAGTTTAAAGTGGAGTCATGCGTTGTATACGATAATGATGCATTCCGATATGGACGCGATCCGGAATTGCATTAGTAGATGAGCTAAAGCTCATCTTTGTTTTCGTTACACTCAAACAATTTTTCATATGTGATAATAATAAGTGCGAAGCACTTTTGCATCATGTAGATAGTTGAGCCATACTTCGCCCGTCTCCGGGCAAAGATTGGTTACATCATGTGAGATGAGATCACCATCTTAACAATAAGGATTACATAATAATATGTACCAGAGCGGAAACCCGTCAACTCCGTACCTTAGCCTTCGCAAAGTTTCGGAACACTAATATACCCTTGTTAAGCAAAATATATTAATGCTGTGGTTGTATCTGTTTCACAGAGCCACATCTTTTAAGCCTGTAGTTAGCTTACCCTTTCAACTCGTAAGTTCCAATCATACGTAAAGTATGACTTCAATACGGATCGAGCAACCCCGATCAAACAATGTTGTATGTTATTTGCCTTTTAATGCTTCTCTTAAAACTTTGGATCCGCCGACTCTGACGTTGATAATACCATTGTAATATTCGTCCTTCTCTAGGACTCTTCTTTCGAACTGCTCCCTTGCCTCTAAATAACTTGCTACGCCTCTACTTGGACAATAGTATAATATCTCTCTAGTAAATTTGTCCTCGCCAATTTGGCTTACGTCTTCTTGTAGATTATCTGATGACCCCCAATACTCTCGCCAGTCGCTTTCAACTTTACTTCTGCGTTTGTTCCTACGACCCTTTAAAGGTGGCCTAGTCTTTCTAAACTTTGCTAGTTTTTTACCTATGTATTTGCGATTGTTGGTTGTATTTGTAATTAAGTATACGAAAGCTTCACAGTCTTCTGGTAGCTCGTCTACTTTTTTACCTTGATATGTCCACTCCATACTGATACTTACTCAGTATCATCGTATGGGTCTCCATTTTTGGCTTTGTACTCGTCTATGATCTCTTTACGTCTGCTTGTACATAGCCTACGTATTTCACTTAACCACCTTCTAGCGGCTCTTTTAGTGCGTTCGCTTTTCCTTACTTCCCAATCTGTATTAGCCTTAAAGTATTCCATATAGGCTTTGGTAAGTTTATCGTGTGTATCGTCTTCTATTGTCATTGCATAATTTCAACATCATTGTCATATGATGTGAATCCATTTTCTTTAACTACTTTTAATACATTAGTTACCCTACTTGCTAGTTCTTCTTTATGTGATATAAGGTAAATGTTCTTTTGACGTTCTCTACCCATTTTCTTAAGAACACTCATACTGTTTTCAACACCATTTGCATCCATACCACTATCAACTAACTCATCAATAAACAATAAGTTGATGTTTTGATATAAACTTTCCCATACATCTCTGAATGCCCAACTCATACCAAGTATAAGTCTATTACGTTCACCTCTACTTAAATTATCAAAGTCTAAATCCTGACCTAACTGTGTAATTTCAACTCCTAGATCGTTCTTAAACACAACTGTATGCGGAAGTCCGAGCTTGTCTAAGTAGTATGTAAGTCTATTATTCAAGTATGCAAGGTTCTGATCGATGATCTTTTTACGTATAAAGCTATCTTTGTTAGTTAATAGTTTATATAAAAAGTCCATATGGTCTTTAGTACTATTAAGATCGTTTACAGTATCCCAGTTAATTTCTTGTATTGCAGTTTTTTCTAAATCTTCAATTTGTTCTGAATAAGGATCAAGTTCATCTGTCTTTTCTTGTAAACTTTTATTCAATGAGTCAACATTACCTCTATGTTGATATGCTTCTTTGGCAGTTTCATAAAATGTATTAGGTTTAGAATCAAGGTCACCTACCTCTGCAATCTTTTTATCTACTTTTTCTAACTTCTCAGCCATAGTCATTTGATATACATGAGCATCACCATAATCTTTTTGAAGTTTAGCTTTCATTTCATCAAGTTTTTCATCGTGCAACTCTTGTCCACAAGCATAACACTTGGCACTTTCTAAATCATCTAGGTCTTTACCAATTTTGTTTACATTATTATCAGCTTGTTCTAATGCACGTTCAACAGTTGCTTTTTCTTTAGTTAGGTTAGTTAGGTGTTTTGTGTTTTCTTCCCATACAGATAGTTTGTCATGATCTTCTAACTCACTATCAATGTCAAGTTGTTCTAGTTCTTTAATTGCTTTTGCAAGTTTATCACAGTCTTGTTTGTTTTGTGCAATCCAAGCCTTACGTCTACTGTGTAAACGTTCAATATTCTCTTTAATCTTTTCATTACTACTTGTTACTGCTGATATTCTAGCATTTTCTTCAGTAAGTCTATCTCTTGTAATACGTATTTGTTCTCTTAACAAATCAGCTTTCTCTGAAAGTAGTGTAATACCAAGTAACTGTTCTATAATAGCACGTTGATCGTTGTTCTTTAGTGCTAAGAAGGGCTCTGTGTAAGTATTAAGTGCCACAATATGCTTAAACATATCATGACTCATACCTAATAAGCTATTAATGTCTTCTTGTGTTTTACGTGAGTCACCTTGCGACTGATCTGATAGCTCTTGTTCTTCATTATTAATAAAGAACTTCATTGTATTAGGTTTACGACCTCTTTCAACTTTATATTCTTTACCGTCTTTGTCAAAAGTTAGTGTAACTAACATACCTTTGTTGTTAGTTTTGTTAACTAGGTTATCTCTTCTAATGTTCGTTAGTGCTTGGCCGTACAAAGCATAAGACAAGGCATTAATAATTGTAGTCTTACCTGTACCGTTACGTGAACCAGAATCGTCACCTCCTTGATCTAAGTTTTCGCCAAGCACTAACGTTAGTTGTTGTTTATTAAAGTCGACTGCCTGTGTAGTATTACCCACACTCATGAAGTTTTTTACTGTAATGCTTTTTATTTTAATCATCTTTACTCAAATCTCTATATATTGACAGTAATTTACTTTTATCAAAGCTGTCTGACTCTATTGCTTCAATTTCTTTAGCAACAATTTCGTCTACACTTTCAAATTTTGTAATATCTATGTCTGAATTCATTTCCTCGTCTTGCGTATTAGGTATAAGACTTATTTCTCTACAATCATATTCTTTAATAAATGTTTCTTTTATAAAGTTTGCTTCTTCATAACTAATAGGTAAGTCTAATGTAACACGTAGATACATCTTACTTTTTATAAGTGTATCTTTTTCATCTAACAATCTAGAAAGTTTTACTGTTCTATATTTAGGACAGTTCCACCAGTTAATATACTGTGGCTCACCTCCATGCTCAAGTACCATCATACCACGTTCATCATCCCAGGCATCTGCGTAATTGTGAGGGAGTGCATTACCTATATAATGAACAGGTCCTTTAACTTGACGTTTATGGAAGTGGCCACTAAACACATATTCTTGGTTTTTAAAGTGATCTGCTTGTAACTCACCTGTGTCAGGCATTTGTACCATAGCATTCATATAAAAGTTTGGAAGTTCGAAGTGACCAAATATGTATTTGCTTTTAATTTTAGGAATCTTTTTCCACTCATCACCGACTAACCAAGGAATAAGTGTAACATCACCTTCGGTCATCATTTCGTTGACCATTGTAATACCTTCTATATGTCTTGCAAAGTCGATTGAGTTAATATCTCTTTTATCTTTGTAGTATAAATCGTGATTACCAGGAAAGAAATAGAACTTTTCAAAAGCCTGTCCTAATTTTTCAAGACTTCTAATGGTTGCGTCCATTGTTGTAATGTTTAAACTGTTTCTATTGTGATGCCAATCACCACAAAAGATGCCAGTTTCACAACCGTTTTCTTTTGCTTGTTCTATATACCAATCTATAAATTCTTCACAGTCATCATTATGAACTTTTGAATTCGACTTTAGTCCAAAATGGATATCTGTGAATACTGCCGCTTTTTTAAACAAACCTAATCCTCACAATTACTTCTATATTGTACACGAGAAAAACAAAATAGTCAAATTTTTATTTTTCCGAAGTTTCTTTCGTTACTACTGCTTTACTATTATGGCGAGCCGCCTCCTTTTCCCACTGACCTTGATTCTGTCTAGTAAAGGAAGGATTCATATGATTCATTTCTAAGATATCATCTCTAATATTTTGATTACGTTTTTCAATATTAATGATTCTTACAAATGAGTTTGTAACCGCCGCTGTGTAATATGCAAAAGGATTGTTTGATTTTGACTCATCAAACTGTAAGCCAATCTGTGTTAATTGAAGAATAGCTTGTCCTTTCATTTCATCGTTATAGGTATAACCTCTAACATTACCTCTTGTTGCATAACGTTCACAAAGTTTCATCCACATTAAGGCAAGTTTATTAGTTGCCATTCCGTGTGCTTTATTAAATGCGCCATTATCCATTCCACCTTCCCAATGACTTTTACCTACGCAAATTAGGTTGTCATCAGTATCAAACTTAAAATGTTGAAATGGTGGAAAATTCAATTTTGTTTTAGTATCTGCTATATTTTTAGGATTTTTCTTTCTACCTTTTTCTTCTGGAATGTGATCATACGTCATAATCCTAAAAACTACGTCAGTTTTTGCTATTTTTCTGTAGTCTACGGCACAATCAGCCTGTTTAACCTTTTCACCTGCTTCTTTCCTTGCTTCGTATTCCTTCAAACCAATACGTTTAGCCTGGTTTCTTTTAGCATCTGCTATGGTTCTTATATTAATTTTTTCTACACTTGGTAAAATTATGTCATATTGTGCAAAATCATCGTCTGTATAACTACAAAACGTGTTTTTGGACTTATGTATTTCTGATAATATATCCCTATTGTTGAGATAGTTCACTCTTTTCATTTTTATTGTCTCCAAACTTTAAATAATACACTATTATAAACTACGCAGTTAAAAAAGTCAACTAAATACTTGTAGGAGTTAACCAAAATGGCAACAGTATTCAAAGACGGTATTATATCGAAAGACGGAGTCAACCAAGGCGTTAAGGTAAAAGACGACGGCTCTGAAGTACCTGTAGCTAAAGGTCCAATGCCTAAATGGGCATCTAACTTTTTAGATAGTACAGGGTTCGGTAAAGCTATACGTAGTAAAAATATTCCTATTGAAGGAGTAAATGGTACTGATTTTTCAAAACAAGACGTAAGTGCTTCTTTTAAAAAAGCAGTTGACCAAGATTGGCGTGTTAAATTAAGTGTACCTACCATAGAACCTTTTGCGTCATCAAATTTATTAGCACCATTGGAAACAAGTGGGGGATTGTGTTTTCCATATACTCCAACAATTATTGTTGCTCATAGTGCCAACTATAATAGTATAGCACCTACACATACTAATTATCCGTATTTTGCGTACCAGAATTCACAAGTGGATCAACTAGTTATTACAGGTGACTTTTTTGTACAAAATGGAACAGAAGCTCAATACTGGGTCGCGGCACTTCATTATTTAAGAAGTATAACAAAAATGTTTTATGGTGGAAACGATGCACACATTGGTGCTCCTCCGCCAGTAGTAAAATTAAATGGTTATGGCGATTTTATATTTAATAATGTTCCTGTTATTGTAACACAGTTTACAGTTGACTTACCACAAGATGTTGACTATGTTGCAACAGGTATACCTGATCCTGCACAAACACAAGGTCAAGCTAGTCAAAGTAACTCTCCAGGACATCCTGCTAACCATTCATCTTCAACACATACGCAAACTGTTGATAGAAGATATGGTATAGGTTGGGCACCTGCACAAAGTTTAATTACTGTAACAGTTCAACCGATATACAGCAGAAGAGAAATTGAACAATTTAGTTTACAGAAATATGTTAACGGTGGATATGTTAAAGATAAAGGAGGGTTCATTTAATGGAATATAAACAATCAACTCCTTGGAATGGAACACCGCTGAACAAAACTAACGAATATTTAGATTTATTCAGAATTAGAACTATACCTGCACAGAGTGATGATGTAAAATATACAATTGAACCACAGTACAATCAAAGACCAGACTTACTAGCTTATGATATGTATGGTAATCCAGGGTTATGGTGGGTCTTTTGTCAACGAAATATGGATACTATGGAAGATCCTATTTACGACTTCGTTTCGGGTGCAACAATCTATGTACCTAAAGGAGCCGCGTTAAAAAGTCTATTAGGAGTGTAACGTGGGT